GTGTCTGCATACATGAGGTGTAATACACGGCATTTGTACTTTGTAAATACTGTTGTACTTCTCACGGATATGTTGAAAATACTTTTCCCAATGCAATGCCACCATCGGCATATCATTCTTATCTAAGAATAAAAAGCCACTGTAACCATCTATCATAGGTTCAATCTTTGGATGCTTTCTATACTGAATGATTCTACGAAAACAATCTGCAACATCTTTCTGCATTGGAACATATCTTTCACCTTTTTCTGTCTTAGGTGTCAATATCTCATATTTCATATTGCGTGTTCTCTGTAATTGATGATCTACTTTGATTCTTTCTTTGTCAAATTCAATATCATTGATGGTCAATCCGACAAATTCTGATACACGCAATCCAGTATGAAACAAGATATAAATTCCATCATAGTATTTACAGAAATGCTTATCCTCTTTGATAAATCTTAAAAATTCTCTCTGCTGTTTTCTTGTGATAGCTTCTCTCGTCACACTATCATTTACAACTACTGTTGCAAGCTGGAACTCAAACGGATTTTTATTTATCAAATCATCATCAACTGCCATTTGAAAAGCTGGTCTTACAACACCTCTGATAGAATGAATACTGCTATATCCTCTGCCATCGTCCTGTAACTTAATCAGCCATGTTTTAGCATCTGACAATTTGATTTTATCAATTCGCTTCGCTCCAAAATCTTCTTTTTTAATCACATTGATAACAAAATTATAATTCGCCTGTGTGTTGTGTTTTACACCTCTTTTTTGACTTATATACTTCTGTACCAATTCTAATACCGTCATATTCCCACCACTCGTTGCAACCGCATTTCTCAATGCTTTCTCAACTTCTTTTTCCTTCTCTCTGAGGGAAATGTCCTTACGTTTACCCTTTGGGTACGGATCAGATTCAGTCAGTCTCCAACTATATACCGACTTCCTCTTTCCAAACGCATCATTATATTTATAACGGTATCTTCCATCTTTATCCTGGCTCTCCCCAGTCGCTAATCTACGACCTTTGCTGTCTTTTCTAATTTCTGACAATCCGTATCTCTCCTTTCATACAGAGAGCCTCGGCATGATACTTTATACTATACCATAACCAAGGCTCAAAATCTATTAAAACGCTATGTAATCAGCACTAAATAGCCGTCAATTTCTCATCTACAAACTTTTCAAATAACTGTCTTTTTATGCGTGGTCTTGTTCCATTCCACAATATAAAGTTGTCGTGTTCGTGTTCATTAACAATCTTTCTAATCTTCTTGTCACTAAATCCAAAATATTCTGCTGCTTCTTGAACAGATAATGTATATTTCTGCCAGATGGGTATTACACAACTGGTTCTTTCTTCTTGCTCTGTCATACTTATAAAAAATCACACTCCTTTATGCTAATATGTGTTATAATGAATAAAAATGTTTAAGGGGATTCAATCATGGATAATAAAGAGATCGCTTTACCTAATAGTTTAACCTCTGCCAAACCTGTATTTTCAGAAGAACAAATGCAAAATTTTTCTGAGATGATGAACTCACCAGAATATCAAAATTATGCAGCTAATAAAGTGCAAGAACAAATCCGCGAAAGTTTAGGTTTAAATAAGCCCATACAACCACCTAAAAATCAAATGGTTGAAGAACAGAAAAAACTCAATACTAATGTTGAACAACTTAAATTACAACTTACATCCATTCAATATGAAAACATGAAACTGAATGCTCAGATTGAAGTTATGAATAAAACTATTGATTCTAATAATGAAGAGCTTCACAAATTACAATCTGCAAACTCCGATTTAAAAGCTGTTAATCAAACTCTTAAAGATAACAATAAGCACTACTGGTTATTTACCGCTTTAATTTCTATTGGTTGTGCTATTTTAGGAGTCATATTAGGACATTATTTTTAATAATACAAGTCCAATCAAATTTCCTATTATTCCACCAACCAATGCGGGGTTAATCCTGTAAATTCCTTTCATACCTTGCATACTTTCACAACCTTTCTAATTTTATGACAGAATCCATTACAACCTCTGCCATGAATTTTGTATTTATCAACTATTGTTTGTCTGTATAGTATCTGTTATCTATCAGTACAAGCAAAGTACCTACGATAACACTATCTTTTCAAATATTTTCATACGCAAAAGTCCCTACTATGCTTACAAAAAGTAAATTAAAAATAATGATTTCTTTTTTGATTTTTTCCAAATAAATAGTCCCGACTTTTATGTTTCGATGCTATATTTCATGCTATTTTACTATGATTTAATCATATGTTTATCTGCATATAAATAAGGACTCGGATATTTCACCAAGTCCTCACATATACACAAAAGCCTTATTTATTCGGTCTTTTCGCCCTTTTCTACTGTAAATTCAGTCTTTGGTTTTCTACCCTTATTGCTCTTTTTAGACTGCTTCGATACATCATACGATAAGCCTTTATCGTCATTATGGAACTCTTTTACAATAGCTTTCGCCACATCCTTACTGTCCAACTCCTGCATAATAGGAATAATATCAACCAGCTTATTTACTGCCTCATAATCAATATCTCCCCTATCAGCAAAGGTATTTACAGCATTTGTAAGAGCCTGTAAAAGTTCATTCATGTAGTCTGGCTTAACAACAAACTCTCTGACTACCTGTAATAAATCCTCAATCTCATCCTTTAAATCATTGTAATGCAACTTTCTATATTCGATAGCTTCATTACAAGCATCGTCAAGTTCTGCTCTCTCATCAGCAGATACATTCTCACGAATAACATTAAGAACATTTTCCTTGTTATCCTTAATGAATTTATCCACCTTATCAAGACTAAATTCTTCCCCATTTTCAAACAAAACAATATTAGTATAGTATGTAATAAGGCAGTATTCAAACATTGGCTGTCTTAACACTTGTGCATATCCAACCTCTTTTGATACTACTGTACCTGCTTCTTCTACAGCAAAACTCATTTTCTGACTGAGGGATAATCCCTTTTCTAATACATATTCAACCTTTTTACCATCAAAATCATTATAATAATACTTCTTGCTTGCCATTATTTTACCTCCATAGCTTTCTTAATCAATTCAGACATTCTTGTGTCTGCCATCTCTTTTCTTGATGATGTATGCTTTTCTTCATATTTTGCTCTGCTGATTGCATCCTCTTAATTCTTGATTTCAGCAATTCTATCATTCGCATAAAACACAAAACATTTCTTCTTATATTGATCCACGCAAGTTCTTTTAAGCATATGTCCATATCCTTCACTTACAATATGTTTCACAACTTTAAGATTTCTTGTAACGATACTCTGTGGCTTTTCTTCTTTATTGAGAATATCTTTGTCAAATGTTTCCCAACAATCATCAATACTTCTATCACTCTTTAGATTATGTTTTGCCACAAACTTACCCACGATGTCTGCTACCTTATCAGTATTTTTAAAACAATACTTCGGATATGGTGAACTCTTTACACTTATCAGACTTTTCAACTGTCCTTTATCGACCAATTCCTTAAATAATGTAGCTGATTCAAATTCAATTCTTTCTGCATTTGCCATTTTGCTATTCCTCCTTAAAATTATCGTGTGCATAACCGCACATTTTCTCGGCTTTATTAAGAAAATTTAATTTGAAAAAACACAAAAAGTTTATTCAAAAAATCTATGCTCAAATGATTTGAACACACATTTTATCAATAAACACAAACAGACACTATCAGTTATCTCTTTGGTAACTGAATAGTGCCTATCTGTTATCACCACATTTTTTATTTTTTTCACAATTATTTTTTATATATTAAGATATGCTTCAAACACCGCTTACATGTTTACCAGACATTTCAGCGAACACATCTTATTTTTAGACTTATATTTCAAACATATATAAGTAGTATTTTCATTGTTGATTATTAAAATCTTTTATATGCAACCCAGTCTTTAAACTAAGTCTTACTTTTTCAAAAGTATAGCTTGGACTGTATATTTAAGCAAAAATATAATTACGCCTACATTCTGCCTAACCTTGTCAGTCTCTGAGGGTATTTCCAACTATTATTACGCTCTGTTTTCAGAAGTCAGCAACGTATCGCATATATCAAAATAGTCATATTTTTATCGTATTTACGACTTAGGAACTCCCCTGCTTTCAGTATGATAAATCATACCTACCTATAGACCAGCACCATTTTCAATCTAACATATTGCAATCAAAACTTCGTGTACTTGCAATAATAGACACTTAGGCTCTCACCATATGTCGAACTATATGTTTTTTCTGGACTTTCTCCACACATTACGTCTACTCTTTCAAGTTCCGCTTTGGTATATAGTTTAAGTGCTTTCCCAGCATATTCGGTTAATTTTTATAATTGTGCGATTATTCTCGTCCGTTAATTGCGTGGCATTATTACGCAACCTTAAAAGAGTGGGCACAGTACACTATTCGATATTGATATACAAAGTACATACCCAAACCGCTTTTATTCTTACTATTATTGAATATTTCTTTTTCCGCTTCTCCAACCTGCAAAAAGCCGTCTTTGACCTTCATACTTCCATTCACAGCACTCTGGAAGAATGCATTCATAGCTGATTGCGTCTGTGTAAATGTGTTTTTCTTTCCACTAAAGAAGTTGAAAATATCTATTCCTTTTGTAACTGTCTTATATGTCATAAACATTTTAATTAAGGATGCCATTCCATCATTACCAGTTACGCTTTTCAAAACAGATGCTAAAGTTTTCAGTGCTTCGGTAAATATACCGATAGTACCAGACACTAAATCATCTTGTTTTATTATATCTGTTAATACACCTAAGAAGTCTGTACCAGCAGATATTAAATCTTTAATCCAATCCGAGCTTATCAACTCTTTACTTAACATCTGGAACTGATTGTTGAACTCATTTTTCATTCCCTCGATGCTCTGGCGATAAATCTCATTTTCGTTTGTTGCACTACCTAAGCTGTCCTTAGATTGCTCTATTGCTTTATCTACTGCTGACATTTCATCAACAATAGCATTAAATACTGTTATCTGTCGTTTACCAGCCGCAAGCTCACCAAAATACTGTCTTTGTTTACTTGTTAATTCAGGGTAAACCTTTGCATAGTCAGAAAGAATATCATATGTAGAACGCAAATCACTATTCGCATCCTCAATATCTACCCCAATCGAACCAAAGGCTTTTCCTAATTCTGCCGATAATCCAGCAATCTCTTCTCCGTCCTCGTCTATTGCTCTCAATCTTTGTGAGATAGTAATAAGACCAGTCGAAACTTTTTCCATATTTCTAAGCTGTGTAAAACCACCTGTTAACAAACCGATAGTCTGATCAATACTGTTACCAGCTTGATTCATAGTACCAGAAACACGTTCTAAACCATCTGCAAGATTATCAAATCCCACAGGACTTTGATTTGATACACTATTCATTTTGTCAACAATAGACATAACATCTGATTCATCAATATTAAATCCATTTAATACTGAAATAAGCGTACTTGCAGCATCAGAAGTCTGCGTAATACCATCAGCAACATTTGTCATTAAAAGTGCTGATTCACCTGCATTTAAACTTGTTTCAAGGTTATATCCTGCCTTCTTAAATTCAGTAGCCGCCTCAATCATATCTGAACCAGTTCTACCTATTTTGTCTGCTGCTTCATATGCTTTATCAGAAAACTTTAATAAATTGTCATATGATAAATCAGCAACCTTATTGAACTCCGTCAAATTCTTATCAAGTTCACATACCGCATTTGTCATAGCCTTAATAGCCTGTATCGTCTCTTGAATAATCTTATATGCTAACTGATACTTAACCATATTAGTAAGAGCATCTTTTAAGTCATTTTTCAGATTACCAAAGAATCCAGTAGATACACTATCTGTAGCTTTAACTTGTGCTTGTATTCCTCTAAACTGTTGCTGTAACCTTGTTAAATCGGTTTTATTACTACAGTTCTGCAAATCAGCAACAATCTGTTTCAACTCTGCGTCATACTGTACGGCGGCTTCTCTATTCTGTCCCATCCATGAAATAATTCTATTAGTAAGAGTAGATGCACCCTGCATAGTTGCCATATCAGCATTTAGATTCTTTTGTTCTTGTGAAGTAACTTCATACTGTTTCTGTAAACTCTTCAAAGAAGATACCATCTCATTGTATTTTGCAATCTTTTCCTGCGGATCACTAATACTATTGATAGATTTCATTGAAGCCTTTAACTCTTCAATCTGAGTTTTTACATTATCAGGCATTTTAATAGAATTGAATTTTGCTTCAATTAAAGCAATTTCCTGTGGCATAGTTGCTAAAGTATTCTTCATAGCTTCTAATGAGCTTGCATGAGTACCCTTTGCAATTTCTGCATTGAAAGTCTGATATTCGGTTCTTGCCAAACGCAAATAACTTTCTAACTGTTTAATATCATCTAAAGTGGATGCATTGATAGATAAATCATTGAACGATTTCTGATTATCAGAATTTAAAGAAATACCAGCCTTTTCAGCCTGTGTATTAAGAAGTTTCATCTGTGCAATCAATTCCCGTTTCTTACGGATAACTTGATTGTCAGATTCCATCTGTCTTTGATTAGCTTTTACTGTAGCTTCAATGTTCTGTGATAATGATTTCTGACCTTCAGACCATTTTACAATGCTATGTTCTACACCATTAGCATCATACCACTTACCAACAGACTGTAATTTTAATGTAGCATTTGTTACCTCATTAAGTTCATTCCTATAAGTAAGTAATGCTTTTGTAGCCTGTCCATTATCATCTACATTGATTTTATATTTTACTAACTGACCCTTATTATTGGTGATGTCTGCAACGATTTTATTGATTTCTGCTTTAACCGCATTTACATCTGATAAATCAAACTGAAAAGGTATTTTAACACCTGTTGCATTGATTCCAGATTTCATCTGCTGATTTATAGCATTTTGCTGTTGCTTGATTGCGGAAGTGTCAATATTGACTGTTCCCACATTGATTTTAAGATTCTTAGAAATATTATTCAACTGCTGTTGAATTAAATTTTGTGATTTTGTTACATCTAAGCCACCAGTCACACGAATAGTATTGCTATCAGATAAATTTTTCGCTATCTGTTTAAGCTGATTACTCATTTTGTTCTGTGTAGCCGTTATATCCAATCCTAATGTAAATAGATTGTTAGCCATTTTATAAGCCTCCTTTAGTAATTGATGATTATATCAATACCAAAGTCGTTTTCTTTGTTAAAACGATACACGGCATTTTCCAGGAAGTGACCTCCTTCCCTATAGCCAAAATTTTCAATATCTTTGTGCCAACCTTTAGACACATGATACCCTTCGTTCATCAGTAGGATTGAGTTGATTTTACTATCATCCCATAAGGATTTATGAAATGCAGTATCATCATAATTGATTTTTATTTGAAGTTTATTACCAGAAGTGCTTACTCGTACCAAATCCTCCGCATATATAGAATTTCGCATGTCATAAGTTCTTTGATATATCATAGGTGAGTATAAACTATACCATCTGTCGATTTCCTCTTGTAAAATCTTCAAGAATCGCTTTGCTTCATACTTCATCTGCTTCTCTAAAGTTCTTCCATTTGGCAATGTTAGCTTCATAATATCAATATCCAGATTATTACCCATTCTCTGCTCACTCCTTTCTGTGAAATTTTAACAAATACAGGTATTGATATTTTAGCAATAATGTACATTGCTTTCTTAATTGATTTTGTGATATAGTTATAAGGGTTTATTATACCATTTTATCAGTTAAGTTCTGTATATTGAGACTTACCATTGCAAAAATCTTCAATTATTTTTATCTGGTTCGTGTTTAAGTCATAATCCCCAGACAGCCATTGCGACAATTGACTTGGATAAATCCCAACTAAAGAAGCCAGATACTTTTTCTTTATGCCATAGCGTTTCAGATACTCTTTGGCTTTTAATTGTAAATCCATATCAAAAGTCTCCTTTCTTTAATGATAATTCCATGAGATCAGAAACTAAAGCACCGATAATTCGGCTATTATGAAATAAATTTCAAAAACCTTTACTTCTTCTCCCTATATAATTTTTGTAAAAATAAAATCAGAGTACCAAAATCCCCTTATTTTCTAGTTTTTTTTGATACTCTGTTTCTTATTCAAAAATATTAAATTGCTTTTTTATCTGCTACAGCAGCAGACTTATTTTTTCTGTTATTTTTACCAACTTGTAAATTATGAAGTTTATCATGACATTCACCACTACAAGTCTTTTTGTTCCTATCCTTAATAAAATGTTTACCACATACAACACATTCTGATAATTCCTTATCTTCATTATATGCTTGCAAATATATCATCGGATTGTAAATATCTTGAACTGTAAATAGTATCTCACTATTATCTTCTTCCTCAATATCAAGATTTATGCTGATTTTATTTTCATCCATTTCAATCTGAATACCGCTATCTATAAACCTTGTAAAACTTCCTGCATAAGATTTAGCACCAACCATTTCCATAATCTTATTCATATTATAGGATATGTCTACTCTCTTCTTTTTACCATTCGGCTTAATAATAGTCTTATGCTTTTTTCTTATGATATAGAATGAACCATCTTCTTTTAATCGTCCAGACTGTTTAGCATACTTATAATGACATAATAAAGCAAATAATAACCCAACATCATTCTGATAATATGAACCATTTTTCTTTGTCTGAAGAACTGCTCCCATATAATTCATATCAGCTTGTGTTATATCAACACTCTTTCGCTCCATCCGATTAGTAATCATCTGGTCTAATTCATCATTACCTTTAACTGCTTTTTTATAACACATTCTTGGTCTTTCCTTTAGCGTTATACCTGTTTTCTGATTCTGATTGAGGTTATCTACAATCACATTACCAAAACACTTCCACAAAATATCTTTACTTGTAGTATAAAAATCACTTTTATACTCCATATCAATTATGTAATTGACTGCAAGATTAACATTGAATATGCCCTTTTTATCCGTAAAAATATCTTTAATCGCTTTGATACAGTAATAATGGAATACATCATACTTAGCTGTTATCTCTTTGGTGTCTGTGTTTTTCCTATCTATTTCCTTTTTAATATCTTGACATAACTTCTGTTTTGCTTTCTTCCTGCTGTTCAAGACATTATATGCTTTCAAGTATCTTTCATCTTTTCGATTCACTTCATATAATGGCTTTTTATTCTTATCAACAGAATTATTCATTAACTGTCTGTAATCAAATTCTTCATCAGTTCCAATTTCATATTTATAATGCTTGCTACCGACTGTTTTATCAATGTATTGTGCTATTCTATCCATTGGACTGTCTGTATATTCTTCAAGGTTGGATTTCTTACCTTTCGCATACTTGAAAAACTGCGGATATTTAATCTTCTGTGGCTTGAATTTTTCTCTTATATCCTCTGGTGGAACTAAATCTTTATACATCTTCTGATATTCGCCTATGTTAAGATTCTTACCAGTCTTAGGAAAATCTATTGCATAATTTGATAATGCACATATAACATTTATCATATCATCATACATAAGCGGATTATCTGCTAACTCAGGAACATTCCACAGCTTTGTAATAGCATTACTTGATTCACCTATAATATTATTGCTAAAACCTTTAACCAAAGTGTCATAAATTGCCTCATTCGTTATCTGCTGTGGCTCTGCTTTCTGCATATCATAATACAATGGCTCTTGTGGTAATGATTCTGCTGCTTTCAACAATGCTTTGTCGGGGCATACTAAAATTTCATCACCATCCCAGTCACATTGTAATGACTTGGAAATTAAATCATGGCAGCTTACAACTGTGTCACTCTCCATATAACCAAACCATTTATTACATTCATCAGAAGATACTAACTTTCGTCTTGGATATTCATATCTTGATAAGTGTGGACTTCTAAGACATAATATTTCTTCCACATCTTCACATTCAGCATAATATTTGTTATACACACAATTCTCTGGAACTAAGCCTTGCGGGTCAGTATTACCCATAAACAGATATTCACAAAAAGCATACATATCTGGTGCAACATAACTGTAGTAACCTCTCATTGGAAGTTTACCGCCCATATATGCCCTTTTCTTTGCTTTGAATAGACTTTGTACCTTATTCATAATATGTTTATCGTGAATAAGCGGAGGGTATATATCTAATGCCTTTGCAATATAATAATTGCCTCTTTCAACATTTGTATCTACTGTCTGTGATTCCTGCTCTTTAGTCTCTTCGTCTGTATCATCATCTGTCACTTCATCAAGTGTCAATCCTAGCTGTGACTTCATATAATCAAAATCTATTTTCAGCTTAGTTAAATCTTCAATAGCAGACTTACACAATTCTGTAATATCGGTATTATATGGAAGTGTCTGTAAAAACTGATAAGAGAATGTGACCTCTTCTTTTGAAGGATTTGCATAAGAATTTATAGATAATTCCAGATTATTTTCCTTGAACTTAGTCTTGTAATCTTCCCACGATTCATACTGTTTCCACATTTTTAACTGACTTGTTGTAATGATGTATCTTATATCTTCCTCTTCTACATCATGTGGCGTTCCCCACGGATCAACCAAAATACTATTATGAGATACTTCATGTGTAAACAATCTAAAATCAAATGGGAACATAGCACCTTTGATATAACCGCCTCTTATCTGACAGCTTGATGGTAATTCACCTGGAATAAACATACCAGCACCATCCGTATGCTCAATAGAAATACTCTTTGTTTGATACTCTTTTGGTGTATCATTTACATAGCATTGTCCGTTATCATCTGTCCTAATATCAATATACTTAACCTTATCTGTAACAACAGTTTCAAGACCTCCTACAACAATACAACGGTCAATGTCTATTACTGTTTGAGGTTTTACACTTGATGATAAAGATAAAGCATTATATGACAAATACTTTCCTACATTCATACCACCATTAGCATTGATACTTTCAGTAGTCAATCCTACCATCAAAAAACCTTTGTGCTTTTCAAAAAAATCTTTCCTCATAAGAGTAACAGTAACATTTCTGACCTGTCCTGTTGTGGCAGTAAATAACATATATTCTTTACCACCGATTTTGATTCCATCTCTTAGAATCTGCCACAAGATTTCATTATGGTTGATTACCATATAAATTATCTCATCCAACAACTGATAATCGCACTTCTCATACTCTCTATCAGCTAATGCAAGTCTAACAATATCATTCTCAAATATCGCAATCTCATTTCTTTCATTCAAATACTTGTCTGGCACTTCTCTGACAGATTTATTATTATGAATGGCTTCTAATAAATCTGCATTCTTTTTCTTCTTATCATTGTAAATCTTATTCTCATCATCTGTTAATACTTTGAATGTATTTAATTTATATATCCTTACTCTTCCTGCTTTAACGTGTCCTATAATACTCTACCACCTTTCGTAAAAATGTCTTTGTGTATATAATATTCTCTATTCTGTTTCCTTTTTTACGCAAAAAATACCAACCATCGAATATTGATGATTGGTGTTGATAAAAACTTATTTAAATATACTGTATATTGATGCGACACTTCCAACAAATCCCACAATTCCACATATCACGTTAAACCATTTTCTTCGTGTTAACTTATCTTGTATATCTATTAGATGTCTATCTTTCTCATATAAAATTCCATCATTATAAGCATTTAACCTGATTAAATATTCCCTAATTTGTCTTGCGTCATCTTTTCCAGACTTTTTTCTAACATTATCAATAACCTTATTCATTTTTTCGTCATCAAACTTGTATTCATCTTTAAAAGAAGTAATTACCTTGTTCAATTTACTAACAAGCTCCATATTCCCTTCTAATTTTATTTTCTGTTCAAGTTCCTGACACAATTCAATAATGGTATTATTTTTGAATCCAAATCCATATCTTCTATACACTTCAAAATCATTACGTATTTCATTAAGTATGTCTTCATTTTTTTCAAACTCTAACGATTTTAGAGCAGCTTTAAAAAACTTATGTTTTGTATACTTACTTCCTATCCACATACTCAAAATAAGTACAACTAAAAACACCCACAAAAGGATAATTCCTATTGCTAACAAAAAATCAGTATATTGCAACAATTTTTCCATAAAGATTTACTCCTTTGTTATCTCTTATAGGAAAAATTATACCACACCTAATGCTTAATGTATATATTCTTACTTTTTCAAGCTTAAGTAAACATATCCAACCACTAATATTCAATTTTCAATGTGCATTTTTCACAAATATGAAAGTCTAGTTTCATCCGAATTTTCGGTCTCTGGAACGCCCTATTTACAGGGGTTTGAGTGATTGAGATTTTCAAAATCAAGCATTTTACTTCACAATCTGCATAAATGAAGGCTTATTGCTCATTTTTGCGATTTCTCCACTCTGATTATCAATCAACAGACCATTTTCTTTGTCCATTGTATATGTACCGATCCCATTATCTTCACAGAATTTTTCAGCCATACCAACACCTGTCTGCTGTTTATACATTGCACTCATGCAACTCATGTAAAATACTGTAAACTTTCTCAAATCTCTGTTCTCATAATCCCACATCAAATCAAATACACCATCACGACCAACTGCATTGTCAAGACCTTTCTCCTTCAGAACATCCATTGTGAAAAAGTAATCCTTGCAGCCCCATTTATCGCCATCATAGGTTTTATCTATCGGGAATATCTTAATCAGATTTTTCAGCTTGATACGACCTATAATACCAAACAGAACATCTATCATATTAAATCCTGCTTCTTTTATTGCAAAGGGTGTCTGATATGTGCTATTTAATCTATGATTTATAGCATCAATATCAATCGCATAATTGATATACTTCACACCGCATAGGGCAACCTTCATCAGTTCATCCTGCGACCATTCATCTATACTTTTGTACTTTTCAAACATACTGCTAACTGTACTGTGATACTGTCTGTTCCATATGTCATGTAACTTGATTGTTCTTGTAAGTCTGTTTAATTCGGCTGTGTCTTTGTTTCCTGTTGTTACTGTGAATTTATCCATATATTGTATATTCTCCTTCTGATACTTAACTGGCTTTCTTTTTCAAATCGAACAACTGTAATATTTCATTTCCTCTTTTGCATAGAACATCATATGTAGAATTATCTTCATCTGTACATACTGCTAACATCATACATATGTAATTCAAATCATAATCCAGCTCTTTATTCCTATTACATGCATCTTTCAACATCTCAACTCCATTGATTAGTTGGTCATATAATTGTTGTTCTGTATCGCCCATCTCTTTATATGCATTAGCATTATATTCTCCACACAAATAATGAAATATCGCTGTATCATCTGCATATTTCAATCCTGCAATGTAAAGCATATAATGTAATACTTCATGTCTGATTGTGCGCTGAGTCTCTTCTTCATTTCTCATACAGCAAAAGACATTTATAACATTTTGCTTTTCGGCTATATAAAGATTTCCCATCGTGCTATAGTTGGTTTTTCCATTGTCATAACAATGTTCAGTGTGAAAAATAATTGGTAGTATATCAGTCTGAATCATTCCAAAAAACAGATATTTTTCTTTCATTTCCTGTGCAAACTGTTTTGCATAATCTAAATACTGTTTATAATTTTCTCCAAATTCAGCGTACCAATCCTTATATGTTTCCAATTCCTTTTTTAACGAAAACATTTCAGTCATAAGTTGCTTGCGATTTTTTATTGTACAAATACCTTCACATTCCACCGCATTATTTCCAAACACATAACTACGCATACAGTCTGTAGCATAATCATAAAATGAAATATCTACCTTTATATTTCTTGCACTATAAGGACAGTTTTCATTATAATTCTCACATTCACTACACAATGAATATGTAATATCTTCACCAGTTTTTCTACATATATCAACATAAGTATCTGTCTCTAACTGATAATATTTCATATCATCGTCCTGTAGTGGCTCTATTATCAGTTTTATCATATCAATACACTCTTGCTTTAATGACATATTTCATTCCTTTCTTAACGCCCACGATTTCGTGGTCAATAGCTCCACTCCAATTGGAGTGCAGTCCATTAAACAAAATCTCACAACATCAAGGCTTACACATACTGTTCATGTAATATTGAAATTTCTTTATCCATTTCAGCTTCTGTAATCTCTCCACCTTGACATCTATCAACTACATCTTTTATTTTTTCCAAGATATTTCTATTGTGCTTCAAATCAGCAACAATATCATCTGTAACATAATGCGTTATGTCTCCACTACCATCTCCGTAAGAAGTTCCAAACAATGTATCCATCCAAAACATTGCGTAATATCCATCAATAGATCGGAAACTAAAATTTGACATAATAAACATTTTAAGTTTCAATTCATCGTCTGTTTTACAATCTTTTCTATATTCCTTTTCTTGACAAGCATAATAAGCACGAATTTTTTTAATACCTAAGTCTTTACAAGCTCTCACTCTTTCATGTCCAGAAATAATTGTATTATCTCTTGCAATCATAATTGGCTCATATATACCATATTTATCAACCGAATTTAAAAATGAAATCCAGTCCTTGCCTGTTCTTTTGAAGAAATATTTATCGTGCTGTGATAATGGTTTTAAACAATCTACATCTATCTCAATATCTTCATAGTCTCTTACATAGTCGATAACGCTATCTGTTTTGGTATGATCAGATTCACCTTTAATTGCAGCTTTTAATTCTCTTGTTGACATTTCCTTTACATTATGTTCTGCAATAAAATTAGCTCTTTTATCTTCTGGCACATCCAATAATAATCCCAATTTTGTTACTTCCAAATTGGAAATCGCTTGCGAATTTGAACCAAATTCTTTTGCAATTCTCATATAAATATTTGCTGTTCTTTGTGAAAAATTAACTTTATCTCTTAGCCATGTTCCCCATTCTCCATGTGGTACTTTTTCTTTTGCTCTATTCAATTCATTACCAAGTTTAATGAGATTTTGTGCAGTCTCATTTTTAAGCCGAATTATTCTGTTTTCTATTGCTTTAAGTTCCAAATCATTGTTACATCTTACTTCATTATTCATATTTTATAGTCTCCTTCCACTTACGCAATCTTCTTATTCCTTGCTCCATATACCAGTGCATCCGCTTTTCCTTCTACACAATCAGCAGTTACAACAACTTTCTTTACACTTGCCATATCAGGAACATCAAACATGACTTTCTGCATAGCCGATTCAATGATACTTCTAAGACCTCTTGCACCTGTTTTCTTTTTAATAGCCAATTCAGCAATCTTTCTCAATGCTTCGCCCTCAAATTCTAGTTTCACACCATCCATTGACAATAATTCTTGATACTGCTTTGTAATAGCGTTCTTAGGCTCTGTGAGAATATGCACCAAATCTTCCTCTGATAGCGGATTCAATGCAGTTATAATAGGAAGTCTGCCTATAAGCTCTGGCATAAGTCCATATTTCACAAGATCGTGCTGCTCAACCTTTGACAAATCGGCAACTGATTCCTTTTTATCAGCAACATTAGCACCAAATCCAATGCTGTTATGCGTTTCTTCCTTGCCGATAATCTTATCTATTCCGTCAAAAGCTCCACCACAGATGAAAAGTATGTTAGATGTATCAATTTTAATCGTTTCCGCTTGTGGATGTTTCCTACTTCCTGTAACTGGCACTTCTGATATAGTACCCTCGATAATTTTAAGAAGTGCTTGCTGTACTCCCTCACCTGACACATCTCTTGTAATTGAAACATTTTCACCTTTACGACTGATTTTATCTATTTCATCAATATAGATGATTCCTCTTTGTGCTGATTCAATGTCATAATTTGCATTCTGTAAGAGTGTTCTTAACATGACCTCTACATCGTCACCAACATAACCAGCTTCAGTAAGTGTTGTAGCATCAGCAATAGCGAATGGAACACCTAAGAATTTTGCAAGTGACTGTGCAATCAGTGTCTTACCACTCCCGGTTGAACCAATCATTAAAATGTTGGATTTCTGTATTTCAACATCTGATTTTTTATTTTGCTTCAATCTCTTATAGTGATTATAGACTGCAACTGCAAGTGTTCTCTTTGCTTCATCCTGTCCAATCACATACTGATCCAAATGTGCTTTTATCTGTGAAGGTGTAGCCAACTGCATATTATTTGTGATATTTTCCTCTTCCTCATCATTGAGTAAGTCACTTGCAATGCTGATACAGCTATCACAGATATATCCATATTTACCTCTAATCAGCTTGTCTACTTCATCTTTTTTGCTTCCACACATACAACAAAATTCGTTATTTTTCGCCATTATAAATTCTCCTTTATTTATGAAAATTGTACTTATCAATTATCCCTACTTATGCTTATGTTTTCTCTTATGGTATCTATCCCAATGATTCCAATAATCACATTTTTCTTCTGCATTTTCCTTATCCTTAGTTTCAAATATTACTCTTCTACGAATTGATACAATATTCTGATCTGAAATTTTAACATCAACTCTATGATTGTTTCCTTTATCAGATACTACTATTGCAGGTTCAACAACCCACATATGGGTGTTATGATGTTTCTTTTTGATTCTGTTCAAAAAATATACATCTTGTCCTTCCTTAAATACCATTATTAAAATCTCCTTTATCAATATTCATGCATATCTGCATACTCTTGTTGCTTTTTCTGTTCAATTTCAGATTCCATATCCTTATACAATTCGTACTTGTTACTCGGAGGAACATCTGAATTATCAATCTGTTCCAATAATTTATAAAATTTTTCATATGCTTTTTCTATTGTCATCATAATATCTATTTTCCTTTACTCACACACAATTACTTCTACAGGTGTACACTCTTTCATAAGTTCATCCCATGTAACTTGCCTATATTCTTCTTTATCATAATTAGCACCATCTAAATAGACAAAAATGCAGCAGTCCTTTACGCTTTCATCAATAATTTTTCCATCAATCGGAGTACATAGCTTATATGCCTTTTCCCATTTCATAGAACTTATTACTTCAAAGCTATGTGTTGTAATCCATATACCAAAAGGAACATCCAATAATCCGTTGTAATCTTTATTTATATTGGAAACTCTGTAATATTTTTTCTCTGTAATTGCTTTACTCATATATATAATTCTCCTTCCATTAAGTGAAAAATTGTAAACTTATTATTCAGATAAATAGTGAGTGCTTATTTCGGATGCCGCTAGGCAGCCGACATACTCTCTCTTTATCGAAAAGAATAATCAGTTTAATTCATATTTTGAGCCATTCAAGGTACGCTCAAATTAAGTATCTATAAGATATATTCTGTCGTTGAAAGATTTGTGTAGCCATAGCGGAACAAATCTTTTTGTGCTGTAAAGCACCCACTATTCAAGAAAGTAACATCCATTAGTAATAATTCCTCTTATCTGGTCACATACTGCATTGGTAGGAATATTTTTATCCTTCACACTCTGCAATGCAGTTTTAATATCATCCAATGACATTCTGTATTCTTTCATAAGAACATCAATAAAAGGTTGTCTGTATTCAGTCAGCTTATCTAGTTCCAACTTATGATTGTTATAATTGGATGCTCTGTACTGCTTTTCCTTATAAGCAAGCCTATTGATTTTATTCTCATGCTTTGCTATGCAATTTAATATGTACTCTTTTGTAAGAGTATTTGTATTCAATTTATCTTCCATTTTTAATCTATAACTTCTATCCATGTCTTATCTCCTTAATGGGTGTCTGCATGGCAGCCACAAATGATATTTGTTCCGTTCCTTGCGTCACTACACAAAATCATTGATTCTCGTATGATTTTTATGTATTTTCAAAAATTGGCACTTTATATTCGTAATAGGATGATATTTAAAAACACCCCCATTTAAAAACACCAACTAGGTATATGTAATATATATTAGAGTGTCTAAATGGGGGTCTAAATTATTCCACTCCCAAATTTGCAAATATATCATCTAATTCCTTATCATATTGTTTTCTTTTTTCTTCCTGTTCCTTCTCATACTTAATAGACAAGAACTTTTGCGATAATTTTCTTTGAATATCAACATAGTATTTTGGATATGTAAATATCTCTTCTACGTCATTCAACGCTGGAACTTTGCCCCAATTATCTTTTTTCCAGTTTTCCACATATTCATCATATTCAATCAATGCTTTTTTCATCCTGTTATCAGAAACAGTCTGAGCATTTTTATCTATTGTTCCTATAACCAATTCATTCAGATACAACATCTGTAACTCGTATTCATTCTTTGTAATGGCTTCTTGTATATCATCCTCATTGAAAATAATTTTTATTCTTTCATACTTGCGTTCCCATCCATACATATCAAACAATATTTCATTGACTTTGTTGTAAAATTCATTTAATCGCATAGTGCAGGCAGCATGATTTTTACTTTCCAATCCCATGTTATTCAGCACTCTTCTTTCAACTGCTAATATTCTTCTAATTTCATCATCATCTGCAACATAATGTTTACTTAATGTATTTTTCTTATCTGTGCTTGGAACAACAATCATTGTCTGAATCTGGTAATCTATCAGACTTCTATTGCTAAGATTATTTAGAGCTGTGAACAAAATAGAATTGAGCCTAGAATTACATCTCATATAGAAGTTGTTTAATTGCCATTTTGTTACATTGCTGTATTCAACTTCTACTTGTAATGCATGAAGTGGAATTTTTTTATAATTACTATTTATCATGCCTAAAATACTCCACAACTGATTTCTGGTTGCATAGCATACTTGCCCTTTTTTGTAATACATATACTTCAAAAGAATCGTCTCAATATATTTCAGATAGATATTTCTGTTACCAGCTTTTCTTTTATCATCAGCAGGAAGTGGTTCATCATAAATATCTAAAATCACAATACTTCTTCCTCTTCCCTTTTCCATGCTGAAATATCTTGCCCATCTCTTTTGTTGTGCCTTATGTGAATTATTACCAGATTTTAACGGCTTCTCATGGAGTAATTCGCATAATTCTTTGTAATTTTTTACTACCATTCCGACTTGAAGATTTGTTGTATCTACTTCATAGCACGTATTTTGTACAGATGTTATAGCTTCCAATTCTCTGTACCAATCCATTTTTAATTCTTCAAGGGATTTAACCCATACATTTTTCAACTGTTCCTTATTCTGAGGCTTGTTGTTTTGGCTTAAAATATCGGCAATATTTATAGCAATAATCTTATCAAGCAAAGGATCTATGTCGCACGCATACTGTTTTAAGACACTTTCTTCTATATCCATATCCTTATATTTATCAGCATTCAGGATAATCTCTTTTGCATATGTGACTACTCTATTTGTATCTTCCTTCACTTCATCAAGTGTTGGTAACTTTGTTATTCTTTCTGCTTCATCTGGTATAACAGATATGTAATCTCTCCCATTTGAGACATAAAAGAATCTTTCCAATACCTTTGCTGTCTGATTTTTGTTACATGGATTCAGATAATCCATATAGTCTGTACTTTCTTCTGTAATAATAGTGAATTCCTCCAATTCTAATTTAATGTAGGCATAATGCCATTTCTGACACTATGCCTGTTATTCCGTCCAATACAAGCAACCATTATCTTCAATGGTATTGTGATTCCGTTCAAATATGTAATCAACATCTTCACTGATATATGATATATGGAGAACTAAATTCCGTTCTCCTTAAAGAAGTCTTTCGACCAATGCTACTTATGCAGCTTGATAAATGGGAACGTGTAACTCCGTTCTGAACTGTAACTATTCGCTTCAATAGTCGGTTGCTTCGTCTCACTGTAACAAATATCTCTGTCTATTTATAATATTCTCTGTTAGAAAATTACTTTTTACATTATTAACATCCACATGGATATTTCAAACTGTCATAATACAGTTCTAATTCTTCTATATCCATTTCAATCCATTGCAACATTGGTATTTTTATTCCAAATTCATTCATAATTTTCATAGCAAGCTGACATCTAGGATCATCTTCTACTTTCCATTCATGTTTTTGCACATTTAAGGCAATAAAACCTTTTTCGTTTTTACTTGGCTCAAACTCTACATCCTCGTTGTCATGTACTTTTTTGAACCCTTCTCCTTTAATATTGCTGTAGTGGAAAAAATACTCGTTTCCATCGTCACCAATAATGAACCCAAAACCACGTACTACATTGAACCATTTAACTGTACCTAACATCTAAAATTTCCTCCGTATTCTAAAAATTCTCTTTCAATGGATTGATAGCACACTTTTCTGCAAAGCCATCAATCAGCTTGTCAAAACAATCACAGCAAATATCCAAATCCATCTCGTCTCCATCATACTTGCTACCATATCCAATGCGATTATGGATGCTAATAAGCATCTGATTTTCAAATACCTGCTCTATTGTCTTTCCACATACGTTACATCTTGTTAATCCTTTTGCCATATCTTCTGTCTTCTTTCTTTGGTGTAAGGTAGAAATGAGAAAGTATCTCGTGACTTCCTTTATCATTCAAACTGAATGACCTCTGTTATATTGTTCTCTCTTTATGCTGATAATCTTTCGCTAAAATCTTCATACAACTGTTTTGTGGCAGTCTCCATTGTCACACCATCACTAAGCTGTAAAGTCACGTCTATATCGTCATAGCAGTAACAACTTGCTTTTCCGATTGCAATGTGTAACTTATCTTCTGCGATTTTCTCATACGAAAAATCAATCGTGTCAGCAAATATGCCCGAATTGGTGTAGAACTCTAAATCTTCCTTAAACTTTTCAACTGATATTGGCTCTTTTCCAGTTTCATCATGGTTTACTACTGCACTTGTAACTGATACAAGATTGTCTGTGATTGCTGTTAATAATCTGTTTGCTGTTGTTTTCCTCATAATGTATATTCTCCTTACTTCTGTATTTTTCTGTTATGCAAATATTGTCTATCTATTGCCTATATATACATTCTCTGTTATCTATCTGCATTTTTAATTACTAAGCATTTTCAACTTATCTCGTCTTGATAACTTCTTAGGCTTCTGTTTTTCCTCTTTTTCAACCACAACATCATCTGAAAAATCCAAATCTTCTAACTCATTAGATTTAATTGCTTTCGCAGCATTGATTCTTTCATCATGTTTCTGCTTTGCAATCTCCTTAATACTGTTAAGATGGTCAAATGGGAATGATAAACCAGCTATAGCAGTAATAGTTTTGTCACTTCCATAGCCTTCAAATGTTCGCCTTGGAATACCAACAATCTTAATAATATCGTCCTTGTTAATCTTCTTGGCAGAATTGATGATACCGATATACTCACACTTTCCATCTTTCTGAATTGGTGCAAAGATATTGTTCGTTGTAAGCGTTTCAATAACCTTTTCTGCACTTGCTTTTTCATTACCTAATACGGATAACACCATACTTCCATGTGTGCTTAAAATTGTTCTCTTTTCCTGTTCGTCTACATTTCCTAACTCTGATACAGAATTGTTTGAAAGAAATGTATTAAGCATTGTGGTACAGATACTATTGATTGTCTGCTTGTTGCCACTATTATTGTCAAGGAACATAACAGAACCCATATTTTCAATTTCAAGTAATTCCTGGCAGCACTTATAACTGTTTACATGAAAATCAAAATCTTCGTCTTTATCTGGAAGTACCACGATTGCACAAATAGTCTTGTCCGTTTCCTCAACCAACATATCAATCAATGCTGTAGAAACTCCGCTACCTGTACCACCTGCACTTGAAAAAATTACATATACAATAGATTCATCAAGAGCAGATATTTCATCTACAATATCCATATTTTCAGCAAGTGCCTTCTCTGCTAATGCACGATTACCAGCACACCCATTGAATCCTTTTAAATGTCTGATATTCTTTGCACCTTTAATAGCTGATTCATCCTGTGTGCTTGAATTGATATGAATTGTTGTATATCCTAATTTTTCAAGACAAAAGGCTATATTTGTTCCTGCACCACCTACACCAACTATTGCTACATCATTCACTAAACCTCTATTACTCATTGTCTTTTCCTCCATTCCACTTGATTGTTGTTAATCCTTTTTCTGTAATAAAATAGGTAAATTCTAAATGGTCTTTTATACCTTTCTCCATATATCCATCTTTTACTAATGTTCTTACACGCATTACCAGATTGTGCCTTGTAGTAAGTAAATCATCCTCACCATAAAATGTGTTGATCTCGTTGATTGTCATACCACACAATTCATCAAAGCATTTTTCCTGTGCAAGAATCTTCATTATATTTACATCAAGCCTGTTAATAGATAAACTCACTACTTCGCACCTCCCTTCTTTTTGTTATTCATAAGCTGATTACAAACCTTTTTCAGTTCTTGATACTGAATATCTGTTGCAATATCCCTGTTATCGTTCTTATCAATTACTGAAAATCTCCATTTATTTAATTGACTCTCTTTGATTTTGTAACCAATCTTACCCATTTCACATTTCAGCCTCTTAACATAATTCTCCTTGGCTTTCTGTATCTTAGGTTTCTTTATCAGCTTGTAATAATAGTTGCGATACATATTACTCAATATCCTGTCTGGTCTAATTGGATGAGGTACAGGATGTCCTTTTTTATTCTTCTTAAATGCGTGTACCTTAAATTCCCATTCATAAACCAGCAAATCATAGTCTTTAGGATATTTTTCTTTGAAAGAGCTGATAAACTCTTTCTCATTTAGTTTCTTTGCATCTATCAGCTCATTAAATAAATCCGTTACCTTCTTGCTCAAATCCGCAATATAAATCTTTCCGTATGCCATTTACACCATCCTTAATTTTGTGCTTTACAATATGCTTTTCCTAATTCATCAATGTAATATGTGCTTGCCAATCCATCCACAAGACCACATTTCACATATCCTTGCTTAGTCATTTCCTGTAAATGTCTATATGCTGTACTATATGACTTCCTTTTTGCTACTGAAATATCTTCTAATATCTGTGAGATATTCATTGCTTTTAATGAATTATTCACATTTTTCTCATTCAGTAACATCAGGATTTCATAATCAAACTTTGTCATTACTTTCCACACCTCCTTGTCTCTCGTCATTAAATGCTAAAAAATATATTGATATTTCTGCCATCTATATACTTATTCGCCCTTTGAAAACTGTTTTTTGCAAAATTTCCACATCACATAATTTTTTCAATAGTTCATTCTTTTAACAGATTTCCATAGAATGAAAAAATTTTATGAAGTGTTTTGTAATCAACCCTTTCATATATAATATTCTCCACTTGATTTTGAATTTTTTAGTTATTTTAATTTCTGCAAAAGAAAAAACCACTACATATAGACTTTATAATCTATATATAGTGGTCTGTTTCAAAACTATGTAACACCTATATTCAGTTTTGGTGTACTTGACAAATTCATTGAAATGTGCTATGTGATTTTAACCAATGTAATGATATAAACTATCATCTATCTTCCGTGAAAATGATTCATCATCTTTCAAGTCAATTTCATCATTTTCAATTTGTTCTTCCAATTCATCCATCCAATAATTTAGTGGTGTTGCTTTTTCTTCCAATAATTCCTCTACAGCAGATTCTATATTATCTGCATAAATATCAAGTACAGTATTATATTTTTCTTCATCATTATTAAGTATGCCTTTTAATCTTTCAAAATCCTCCTCTTCAATAAAGCTATACTTAAAATATTCAGCCCTTTCTTCTTCCTTACTAATAGTATGTTTTCTATCTCTACCTTCCAAAAAGAAATTATTGATCAATTCTTTTATGAACGAGCTTCTTGATTTTCCAGTCCTGTCAAGATATTTCATCATTCTATCATAATCTGACATATCAGCAGGTGTGTACTTTATTGTAACTGATTGTGTCTTTTCATCATACTTCTTCTGGTAATCCTTCTGTGTCAATTTAGTAACATTACTTTTTTCTTCCATATATAAAAACCGCCTTTACTTCAAATTTTTACTTCTATTATATAGGAAGAAACACATAATCACAAATAAAATTCTTTCCATAAAACCAGAAAAGCCATGACCTATTACAGTCATGACTTTTCAACAACAAAACAATTTCAATCTATAGGTAATCCTATGATTAAAAAATGTATATCAAGGGTTCATCACGCCCTTAATACCTAATGAGTATAACATATCTTGCCGAATTTTTCTATCTGGTTTTTCTTGAAAATGTGTATCGTCTTGATACATCATCAAATGTCTTTAGAATGAATTTCATATCATCCTCTGATATATTATTCCCCATCTCTTTTCTAAGTTTCTGCTTAATTTCCGCTTTTATTGCTAATGATTCAACATTTGTATCTATCATAATGTAATCTCTTTCTTCCTTATTATAATGCTATGATGCTAACCAGCCTTTAACATTAGCTGCCTTTTGTAACTGTCCAATTCTGCTTAAGACAATGCAACCTAATTCATTGAAGAAATACTTCTTTGATCTTCCATAATCATGTAATGTATCTGTGTCGATCTCTGTATGTAAGTTTAAATCATCGGCATTGACAATATATGTACTAATAATCACTTTATTTGTTCGTGTGTCCATTTCCATGCTGATTGATACTTCAAAATCAGAGGGATATAATACCTGCTGTGTTTCCGCAAAATGTTCAGCCAACATATTGTTGATTATATCCTCTAATTTTCTCTGAATATCAAAAGGTACAATAATATCTCTGTCAAATAAAAATCCCACTATCGTATCATTTATATCTGTGTAGTTTTTATCACTCTGTAAATGTAAATCTTCAAATCTATATTTTAGTTGTTCCATAATCTTAATACCTCTCATTCTTTCTGATTTTTTCAAGTTCCTGTTTCTTCTTATTTATATGCTTCTTTCTAATGCGTGGTTTATACTTTCCGCACTTCTGACAATATCCGTTGTGATCTGCTTCTCTTCCTTTTTTACATTGAACTTTACAGATATATGATTCACATGGTTCAGTTCTATCTCTTGCCATTGTCAATCTCTTTACTTACAAATTTTATCTACCATATCTTGCAATCTTTCTTTTGCACTCTGGATATAATATAATTCTCCATCAATTTTAATAGCTTCATTATTTTTCTGTGCTGTTACAACTTTTTGCTGATAGAGATTGATTCCTACAACTATTCCATTACAAAAAGCATTTACTTCATGTGACTTATCCATGATTTCTACCTCCGATTGTCTTTTGTATATATTCATTCTCTCTATTATTATGAATTTCTTTTTCATATATCTTAACCAGCTTATAAAATGTTGACCTTTTCAAATTCAGTATTTCCATACACTTTGTTGCTGTCATTTCTCCTAGTCTCCATTTTTCATAGTAATCTTTCCAATTATCGGGAAACTGTGCGTTTGGTCTGCCTGTTGGTCTACCTGTCTTTAAAGAAGTTTTCTTTCCATTGATTACTGGCATAACATCCATTCCCTGTTTTTGTCTACGTCTTGTGTTTTCAAGTTCCTTTTGTGCCACATAAGACAAAATCTGTAATACCAGGTCAGCAATAAATCTTTTATCAAGATTATCACCAGATTGCCTTGTGTCGAGTAATGGCATATCCAACACAACAATATCTGCTCCAATAACATTGATAATATAGTTCCATTGCTCCTTGATTTCCGTATAGTTTCTACCTAACCTATCAAGACTGACAATAACAAGCAAATCTCCCTCTCTTAAAGTTGGTGCTGTTGTTTCTGTTCCAACTAATGAGTTGTATTCCATTCGATTAAATGTCTTTCCGCTTATTTTGTCACACTTAATATTTCTCTCAGATATTCCAAACTCTTTTAACTGTTCTATTTGTCTTGCAAGATTCTGTTCTTTTGTAGAAACTCTTGCATATCCCCATACTTCATTTTTCATATTACTGTCCTTTCTGTTCGTAAAACACTTGTCACTTTTCGGATATATCTGTAAATAGAATTGACACCTTTACAAATACATTTCCTTACATAATAAGTATTCTCCGTAAAATGACACCTTTATAGACAGTTTCCATTTTCGCTTGTAGCATTGTTTTTCTTCCTATATAATATAGTTGGAAGGAGTTGATTTACATTTACATTGAGATTCAGAAGCCGAACCGCTTCAAAGATTTTTTACATAAGATTTATGACCGCTTAGAAGATTTGATATTCGCTATCATTCAAAAGATACCAGAAAAGCATATACCATCTTTCCTTATGAATTGGATGGAACACTACACAAACAAAAGATTATCAGAATTACAAAGTCAGATCATCTGCAAACGCTGGCAGACAATAGAATTAGAAAAGGCTGTTGATAATATCCACCAGAGGCAGCAGCCATAAAAATAAGAGGTCTTTCTTCTATATATAATATAGTAGATTTACCTCTTTTTATTTGAACATCCGTTTCCTTTATGTTATACTGTTATTGTGTAATTGAAATGAAAGTAGGATGTGATTTCCGAGTTATGCCCTCTAGTATTACGAAAGAGGGATGATGCCAATGAACACAATGGAAGTTCTTACACTTTTATTAGTTGTTTTTGCGGCTCTATCTTACATAGATAACCATAACAACAAAAAGAAATAGCATCCCACCGTCCAAAGTGAATGCTATTTCATAGTTGCAACTGAGGGCAATCGGATAACACATCCGATTCGCTTTCTAAGTAGATTATACACTAGGGCATTTGAGAAATCAAGTGCCCTTTTTAATTGTTCTGTGATTCTGCTTGCTTCTTTGCGTTCCTTGCCTTTGTTGCTTCCGACTTCTTCTGTGCAGCCTTTTTCTCTTCCTCTGTCATATTTCGCTTTGATTTTCCTTTTTCATCTTCTGGATAATCAATTACATATTCTGTTCCGTCTACCTTATCTTTCAAAATCAGATTCATTTCCAGAGCATCCGCAATTTCCACCAATTCAAGGGAAGAAAATTTGTCTCTGCTCATTTTATTGCTTAAATTCTGCCTAGTAACATTTATTTCCTCTGCAAGCTCTATCTGAGATTTTCCCTTTGCTTCTAATATATCCTTAATTACTGTAGTTGCTGACATATCAATCAAACCTTTCATTTTATGTTCACCTCCAATTATACTTGATTTTCCATATTTTTTCAAGGTCAGCAAAATTCACCCGATACAGGATAAGATCAATTTATGTATGGCTTTCCATTTCCATGGCTGTTTTATTTTCTTCTCCATCTGATACATAAAAATATCATTGATTCTATTCTCAAATAACTCAGATGCAATATTAGATTTGAAACGATTACAAGGATAGCAGGTGGCAACTAAATTTGAAACATCATCTATGCCGCCCATTGATAAAGCTACATGATGATTTAAAGACATTTCAGACAATAATATTTTCCTACCACATAATTGACAACGACCATTGTATTTTTCATATATTAGTTTCCGTGTTGATTTAGAATATTTCTTTCGCTTGATTTTACCGTCACTTCTTCGTTCAACCTCTACTATTCCATTCCTTTGCTCTTGTAGTTCAATTCTTTCTTCCTGAGTCAGCCTTTTCCATAATGTGCGATTTGAAAATGTATCATATACATAAAACTCCTCTGTTTTTATAGGTGCAATATTCATATATTTTATGGCTTCCCTTACAGTATTGTATTGTAAAGCCTGTTTAATATCTGTTGTCTTCCTGTGTTTGCCTTTATTATTTAAGTATATATAGTATATTCCATTTGTCAGTACAATAGCCATTATAATTCCCTTCTTTCTACTAAGGATGCGAATTTTTTTCGTATCCTAACTATATGATTTTTTATCTCTCGTCAGAAAAACATATTGTAGTAGCTGTATCTCCTGGAATTTGTGAAATATTATTTGTGATAATATAAATTTTGCCTTTTGAAGTCTGATAAGCACCTAAGAGATATAAATTGTCAGAATGTTTCAGTGCCTCATTGTTTACTTGTTTATCTGATTCATCCAAACAACCCCAATCTTTAACTGCATATCTTTGTAATGCGACTGTCACTTCAACAGCAAATCTATATTCTGCTGCCATATAGTAATTAACTGACTTTATGGCTACCAATTTTCCTATATTAAAGAATTTTGATTTAATCATTTCTTTTTACCTCTCTTTTCTACATCAGACCAATAATACAAACTATCTTGTAAACTGGATTCTTTGTTATCTTTTTCATATGCTCTGCCTTTTGTCTATGTTTGCATTCCATTCTATCCATAAAAAACATTTGATTATCAAGTTCCGTATATTCCATCATTTGCGTTGGTGTAAGTGCATCATATGGAGTTTTAAGGTTTCTATCTATAATCTGATTTCCGTCTGCCGTATTGATTATTCTAAAATTAAACATATATGTATATCCTGCCTTCCGTTTATCCTGCATATCTGCAATACTGATTATTTCTGTTACTGTTACATTCTCCCTTGATCCGCTTGAAATACTCTTCTAAATTGAATGAGTATGACCTACTCTGTAAGCAAGTACATTCCCCTCTTTTTAATACTGTTGTCTCTGCTATAACAACATTATTTGTCAAGGTTAAATTCCCTCTAATAATACTTTCCAATGATTTCCGTAAATCTCTGTATGAGCTGTCAAGATAATATTTCTTTCCGTTGTTTCCCTCATTGACAAAATATATAATTCTGTATGTGAAGCAATTCTCAATCATATTATTAGCAAGGCAACCTCTGTCTATATCCATCAAAATATCTGATATAGTATTCATATGCTTTACCTCAATTTCTCTTATATCGGGGAGGTTTAGCCTCCCCTTTTGCCTTATGCTACTTTCTTAATCTCTGTAAAATACTGATTGATAAGTGCTGTAAGATAATCAAGTTTTCCGTGTACTGTTCCACTATCCCTTGTAGAACGGTCTATATCTAATTCAACCCATGTCTTTCCGTTGATTTCTGTATTTTTACCTTCTGCAATTAACCAATGCAGGAACTCACCAAACTCTTTATCTTCCCTTCCTAACTTTGTAAATGCCTTAAATGCTGCCACAAAGATATATGCACTCTTTCTATTGAACAGTTCCCTTATCTCGCTTGTGATTTCCGTTGATTCTACTAACCTTGTGAGTAAATTATCAAGATTTTCAAAGTCAAGAATAGTTGCATTTTCGTTTAACCACTTGAAGCCTATCTTTGTATCTTTTCTGTACTGATTAGGGTATTCAGATAAGATAACCATATCTCCGATGGCTCTTTCAAAAGTTCCGTTTATTCTGTCTTTGTTGTTGCAAGAGTACATATCCTTGAAAAATCTGTTTTCCGTAATTTCTCTTATCTCCCTTGCAAACGCATCTATATATGTAAAAGCTCTCTGTGCCTGGTTCATAGGCTTGCAATTATTCAGTTTGCGTACCAGTTTTGAAATTTGCGTTGTGTCGCAATTCTGATGAATTACAACCTCTAACTGATAGCCATTGAATACCTCTTTCAATTCTTCTGGTAACTGCTCGTATGTCTTGTTACGAATGTCAAAATCTACATTTTCCCATACAATTTCGCCCTGCTCGTCTCGCTTTATATTTCCATCTTCATTGGTTGCCTTTGCCTGATAAGTAACCATATATTCATCAAGATTCTTTGTGATTTTTGCGTTTCCATATCTGAATAATGATAATGTGCTACTTCTCTGCAATCCGTCAATTATCCATTGTCTTGTGATTCCGTTTGCTGTTGTTTCCTCACCTAAAATAATAGACGGAATATAATCATCTGTCAGAACCGATGCTATCAGTTCATTTACCATGTTTGGATTCCATTGTCCTGATAATCTCTGACATTCCTGATCCGTTCTGATTTTCTCTGCCTTCATATCCTTTAAATACTGCTCTAATGTGTATGTCTGCTTTCTAATATTCTTCATAGTGATTACCTCCTAAAATAAAATCTTTACATTTTCAAAACTTCTCATAATCTTCATATTTTCAGCATATTCAGTTGATGAAATTTCTAAAATCTGCCGTATGTCTTTAGGTGTGTACCCATCAATCAAAAGATTTAATATATTTACCTGCTGATTAGAAAGTTTTGAAATGTACTGCTGTACCTTGTCTTGAAATTGTTCGTTGTTGTTTTTGGTCACTTCCTCGAATGTGTCAAAATCGGATGCTATAAAATCCAGTAGACTACATTCTTCTTCGCTGTCATTAGTTGCATCTAATGAAGTTGTAAATTGATTGATAACTCTTTTTTCTCTGTGTCTGTCTCTTATCTCTGTCTTAAATCTTTTCTTTAAGCAATCACAAAGAAAAGTATTAAAACTTGCCCCTTTATCAGTGCTATAAGAGTTGTAACACTGCCACAATGTCATATTTGCAATGCTATAAAAATCGTCATAGTCTGCTTCTGTCAATGGCTCGTTAAGCCTCAAAAAGATTGACTTTGATAACTTTTTTAATAGTCGCATATCATCTTTACAATATGGCTCTAATACTGTTAAATCTGCACTTGTCATTGTCTCACCTTCTTTTTTGTTATAGTGTGGCATTACTGCCGATAGGCAAGTTGTAATTGAATACCACGGCTTGACCGCTTGCCTGATTAAACTATAAAAGTTCACTTACATTTGTTAATTCTTCAATATCTGCTAACCTTGAATTTTTTATTAGTTCAATCTCTTCTTTTATTTCTTCATTTGTAAGCCCTAACATTTTAAGTGATTTAGTGGCTTTATTTATAACCTTTATCTGAATAGCTTCAGGAAGTTGGCAAATATAAGTTAATTTATTGAGTTTTAATTGTGTCATGGCACTACCTCCTATAAATTTGTATAATCTTCATCGTTTGAACAGCTCAAACATTCATTTAATCTCCACTTAATATCTTCTTGAATGGATTCTAAAGTTACATATTGCCCTGAACAAAAGTTATCCTCGACCAATTCACTAAAAAGTTTTTCATATTCCGCAATAGCTTCATTGCGTTCTGTTGCATATTCCTGATTAACTTCTTTATAACCGATTATTTTATAATCATCACAAAAACATATATTTGCCATTGCATTGAATATTTGAATTTCTATATTTTCGTTTTCATTTGCAGTAAGAAAATAATTTTCTTCACTGTAACTTGTTTGGATTGTAAATATTATGTTTTTCATAGTTTTGTCCCCTTCGCTGTATCATTAAGGCTTCGGGGGATTGCTCCCCCTATTTATGCCCTAATCATTAAATGTTAATTATCTAATGCGTAAAACCTTATAAGATGTAACCTTTTCATATTTGGTTAAATCTCCTAATTTAGATTCAAGCATCTTTTTGTCAAGTGATTTTCTTGTCTGCTCCTTATAGCTGATTTTTGCTGAATCTGTAAATTCTTCTGTTAAATTTTTTTCATTCATATATGAGATTATTTCCTGCTCCAAGGCTTTTTGAATATTGCTTGCTTCTTCTGCCATACTCTTATACTTTCTTACTTCCTCAATTTTGTTTTGTAACTCTTTCTTTGTCATGTTGCTACCTCCTTATATATGTTTGATTGATTTTGTGTAGGTCTGTTTTGTTTGACCTTGTAACTGTATTGTACACTTGTTAGTGTGCGGAGTCCATTGACAGAATGCACAGAATGTACACTTGTTAGTGTCATTTTTATTGTGCAAATTCACTACTTAGTGTACATATTGTACAAAATCATTGTACACTCTTTAGTGAATTTGTATATTGATATTGTACACTTGTTAGTGTATTATAATAGTATCAAATCAATCAACAATATATTTTTAAAGGAGGTTTTCATATGAGAATTACAAGAAAACAGTTAGAAACAAAGGTAAACAGTTACAACAGTATTTCAGATATTAAGTTAAAACTTAATGATGATGTAATCGGTGCTATCAATCTTTATACAGAAGATAACAACAGAATAGCCACCGCAACAACAAAAGAAATATTCTATATATTAGACGCTTTAATCAATGTTAAAGCACTAGAAAGAAACAATTAAATAATATAGGCGGTTGAAATATACCGCCTATGACATCAGAAAGAAGGTTTTAATATGAAATATTTTAATAATGTAAACACACTGGAAGAATTAAGAAAACAGTACAAAGAACTATTAAAAAAGTATCACCCAGACAACCCAAACGGAAGCACAAAGGCAACGCAAGAAGTCAATGCAGAATATGACAACCTTTTCAAAGTGTTAAAGGATAGACATGAATATAAAACAAAGCAGACAAGCGACACCGACAAAAAGAGTTATGATAATATGAAGTATGATTTTTCAGAAGATGAAAAATTAAGAGAAGTTTTACAAAGTATTATCACATTACAGAATATCAATATTGAAATAGTCGGCTGTTGGATATGGGTAGATGGCAACACATACGAACACAAAGACACTTTGAAGGCTTTAGAGTTCAAGTGGGCAAGAGAAAAAAAGAAGTGGTATTTTCATACAGAAGCATTTAGAAAGAGAAGCAAGAAAAAATTATCTATGGACGATATACGGAACTATTACGGAAGTACAGAAGTGCAAACGGAAACAATCAGAAGAATAAAAGAAGCCTAAAAAATAAGGGTGTAGACAATAACAATCCTACACCCTACCACAAAGAAAGAAGGTTATACAATATGAGAAAAGAATATATTTTACATACATCTAAAGGAATGGAAAAAATGTATGCTACTACTGATTTAGAAATAATAAAAGCTATTACAGATAGAATGATACAATTAAAAGCATATAAAGACAGCATAAACGCAACGACAACAACACAATTTAAAGCAACTTGTAATAATAGAATTGTATGTGATTTTATATTTTAACAAACAGAATACAGAAAGACATAATAAAAGGGTGTAGCCGATGAAGTTACACCCTTATTTTTTATACTGTTTTATTGATATATTTTATTGTGTTTAATTCCTACCTATTTAGTAGGTTATAGTGTATCGGGGGTGGCTTAAACCAAAAAAGGAAATTGTTTTTCTCTACCGCCCTGTAGTTGGTTCTTCCATACAGTGACTTAAAAATTTTACCTCTCGATATTTTTTACCCTCATATCATTAGAGAAAATCAATAGAAATCGTACCAAACCTGCTTCAAAATACATCATAGGTAAATTTGTTCATCTACGAATATACAAAGCAAAATCAACCTCAAATTCATTGATTTAAGCAAGCACATATGACATAGGTGGGGATACTCTTAAACTTGTGGAAATTAAGTACCTGTTATATGGATGAGGTATGTAAAAACTACCAAAATCTTTGATTAGTATTTGTCGTGATACCAAGTATCTTTAACACCTTTGTTATTCAAATTACTAACCATTTTGTCTAATTTAGATTTCCAAAACTTTCTGAACCATTTAGTTTCTCCAAACCACATAACAAGTGTAGGGCTTATCGTATAATAACATTTAATAAATAATCTGCCATACCATGTTTCATCAAGCGTATAATCTCTAAATCTTCTTAATGTCCATACTTGAGGACAATCGTAAGATCCGTATACACAAGTTGCAATATAACAACCTTTTGCTATTTTAATTCCCTCACCACCTTCCTTTGGTGAAATATATTTGGAATTTAATTTAAAATTTTTATTTACTTTTAAGGCATACTCTTTATATTTTTTCGCTACTTCATAAATAGATTCTGCACCAGATTCTGATGCATAATATGTAAGCCCATCCGTTCCACATATAGGTGCAGTTCTCATATCCAATATAATATCAATATCATAGCATATAGTAATCCAAAGATCTTTCAACTTATCATCTCCATTGATAAACTCTTCCATATTATCAAAAAGAACGAAAAGGGTTTGGTACGCATGATTGCAAACCCCATTCAAAAGAATACCTTTTGATTTTCCATTTTCAACAATAATTTTTTTATCTGTTGTTAAATATAAATCTCTTTCTTCGCAATACACATGCATAATCATTTCTTCACAACATGAAAATATCAACTCTATTTTTTCTTTGCGATTATTAAGATATGATAAACATTCCTTGAGTTGTTTTTCAAAAGTTTGAGTCCAATAATCATTTTTTTCACACACACTTACAATATATCGCATAAATTTTGCTTCTTGGTCATCTCCATCCATTTCCAACACCTGCCTAAAATAATCATCGGCAGTTTCATATTTACCATTTTTATATTCTTCAAACCCCAATTTTTTTAAATTATCTATATTTTTTGATGGCATAACGATATTAGCATTTTGAATATTATAGTTATTATTTATAACATAATTATTAATTGCTTTTTCTGTAACAAACGCTGTTCCACAATACTTACATATTCCTGCTTCCTTTGTATCATCCACTTCTATATTTGCACCACACTGAGTACATTTAGCAGCAACAAATCCCATAATCCATTCCTCCTTAGAATATATATTTCTTTTATTATATCCCTTATAACAAAGATATTCAATTCAAAGAATACAAAGTACACTTGTTTCATAAACTATTGAAATGGAGGTGCTACAATGATTGATTATTCCCCATTTTGGAATACTCTTGAAAAATCAAGTGAAAACTGGTACACACTTACAAATAAACATCATATGTCACATAGCACACTCCACCGATTAAAGCACAATAAAGATGTATCTACCAAGACACTTAATGATCTATGTCGGATTCTTGATTGTGATATTTGCGATATTGTCAGATATATTCCATCTGATGCAGACCAACCATTATAAAACTAATTGTCTAAAAGATAAAATTACATACTGTAAATGCTCTATGCAATTTTATAATGTATCATCTATAATTCCTAATTTATCAAAATGTACTATTAGTAATAATCTCATTTTTGACATTGCTTCAATAAGTTCCCTTGTATGGTATCCTATAGGATTTTTAATAAATTCCTTAAAAAGATAGTTCAGACCACATCCATAATATTCCCAAACATCTTTTATATCCAATTTCTCATAAGCACTTACATCACAATATTTTAAATATATACTAGCGGTACCAACATAATAAAAAATTCTATTTAAAATATTGTTAAACTCATAAATATTTATTCTGGTATTTTTCTGTATTACATTTTCAATTTGTTTGATGTTACCTCTCAATTCTTGCTGATACTCAATTAAATAATCATATATGTTATATAGTTTTTTGTTGTATTGAAAACTAATTATTTCCTTATCAATGCTTTCTGTATCGTCAATTGTTTTACATCCCAATAAATGTAATGCCTTAATCTGTTCTGCGTGAACTTCTTTATATACATATGGTGTATTTCTATCCTCATGAGAAAAGCCATACATTTGAACCAATTCTTCTTCATCTAAAATATGCGTAAACTCATGAAACAAAGTTCCTTTTGCCGCCGCTTTATAATCAGCAGTACATAATGTGTTAGCTACAATTAAATAATACGCATTATTTTCATATCTCTCTTCAGCTATTGTTGTACCTTTTTGATTTACATATTTGAATTTATATTTTGGCATTCCTGATACCTTTATAAACTTTTGATATTCTTCATATGCCTTATCAACTTGTACTTTTGTCTTTACTTCTTGCATATCTAATCTTTTATGCATAACAACACATCCTTTATATATAAAATATGTAATTATTCTATCACAAAAATACGAAAGCAGGTAAAAAAAATAGGGCATATAAGATAAATCAATATCCAATATGCCCTGCTTTTAATCCCACAATGAATTAAACCATTTTGAAAACAATTCAAACGCCTTATTCTTACATTCTTCTCTGTATTTGCTCAATGCTTTTTCTTCTTCATAATACTTTTCTTCAATATCCTTATATTCTGATAGTTCACTAGGAAAATGTAAAACTCTGCCAAAGCTATCTTCTTTTCCGTCTTCAAGTTTTTCTCCAAACATACCATATTTTTCTTCAAATTCATGCAGTATATCTTCATGCTCTGCCTGATATGGATTTTCTTTTTGACAAGTTTCTTCATTCATTTCTCTAAATAGGAATATCATATCGTCCAGAATCTTATCCCATTCTGCATGGCATTCATCATTGCAGGAAATTCCATGTTCATCCATATACTCTGTTCCCAAGCAACTTGGACTACCATGTTTTGTATCTTTGAATTGTTGCAACATATCTGGCATTAGATTCATAAACCAACAGTCAATGCTCCATAAATCCTTATCGCAATATCCCTTTATCACTCTCTGGAAGCTGTATTTTATATTTCCAAACACCAAACCAGGTATTTTCCACGGTCTTTTTCTTTCATACCAAAAATCTGTTTTATTCCATACATTATCCATTGTATAGCACCCTCCCTCAAAATAGTAATATCCCCGTCAATGACGAGGATATCTTCTATACTGGTATGTAACACCTTGCTAAGAATCAGTAAATTGTCCAAACTTGGTAATGATTTTCCCGAAAGCCATTTATATACTGCCTGTGGATTTTCAAATCCCATAACTTCCTGTATATCTTTCACTGTATATCCATTGCTCTGTAATAGTTCTCTGATTCTTTCTCCTGTTGCCTCTTGTTGGATTGATAAATATATAGGTTTCATAATGCTCCTCCTTTATCCATCTTCCATCCCGATACACAAATACATTTTAGCAATGATTATACATCTTTTCCAGTATATTTTTACTTAATTCCTCTCAAAACTATTGATATTATTATATTACACATTAATGTATTACCTGTCATTAAACGGTTGGTTTAATATATTTCCTAACCCTCATACGGACTATATGGACGAACCTCATATTTAACCAATGCATCAAATAACCTGTCTGGTATCTTATCTCTATACCTCAAAGCCAATACCCTAATGTCTGATTCCTTGAATAACTTATACTCTTGAAATGCTTCTTCCTCTGTGTTCCAATAATGTAATTTAACCAACTTATCATGTCCAAATGGCATAATCCTTGCAAAGAATTTTTCTCTCGTCCTATCATAATCAACACCGATAGCATAAACTTTTTTGCTATAAGGATTACGTCTCTTTGTAGCACTTGCTAATGCAGAATTTATAGTCTCAGGCAATATACAGCATTTATCTGGTGCATACTCTTTATTACCACGATTCAATAAATCCTTGTCAACTGCCATACGTTCACCGCCACACTCATAGTAATTAGCAGAATACCATTCAGCAAAAGCATCTCTATTATTCTTCCATTCATCACACATAAAAGCATCATCATAGCAACGATTAACAAATAATGAACTTCCACCATAACATCTTGAATAGATGCCATTATAAATATTATAGGCTGGATTGCCCTTGACGGTATTGTAATCATAATATTCCTGTTCACGTCCAAGCTCTGCAACTGTCTTAATATGCTTCCTAAATAATTCATATTCCTTTGTTGTAACATAAATAAGATTCTTGTAATAGTTATTATTCATATTTTCGTCTATGTGCCATATTTTATTGCATCCTGTCGGCTTTATTAAGAAATGTCTTGCAACAAGTATCTCTGGTCTTGTTTCTTCATGTACTGGCGTTCCGTCAATGTCATAAGTTACTATCGTCCAATGTACACTTCGTTTAGGATTTCCACTATCCATTTTATGAAATTTCATAGACTTATCTTTTCTCATATTATTCGTAAGCCTGCCATGATTTGAAATCCAGTAATTTTCTGTATCTTCCACCTGTACAAATACTTCATCATCACCAAGTAACTCAATACCAGTTTTCTTTGTGTCAAGCACTTTATCATCTGATAATTTTATGTAATCTCTGAACTCTTTTCGTTCTAATTTTCTTCTGTCTTTGATCTTTATGTAAGCCATAATTCCTTTTCTCCTTATAAATTATAAACTATATGGGGCAGCAGAATAACTGTTACCACACTGTTTATTAGTCAATCTCAATTTTATAATTCAACATACCTTCATATACATAATCTGGCACTTTGCCCTTACATTTTTCCGCAAGGTCACAAATATAATCAATCTTTCCATCTATAAATCCAGTATGGGCTTCTTCCTCTGAATCGAATACACCTATATCCATCTTCTTATTAAGAACTATCATTGATACTGAATATGTACCATCATCATTCTGTTTGATGTTGCTCTCGATTCCTCTATCCTCAAACACTGTATTCAAAAAATGCGTCATAAACGCACACGTTTCTGGACTGTAGATATTACCTTCCTTATAGAGTAAATCTTTGTCTAAATCGACCTTAGTTCCAGGAATATAATGTGCATCAAACCAAATCTTGAAATTTTGATAATTCTGCCACTCAATACAAACTTCTTTACCAATATAATAAGGTTTTAATTTATGTACGGCATCACTATAACAACGCTGTATCATATTTTTCCACTTTATGTATGAAGCAGCTTCGGAATCAATATTTTCTGCTCCAAGATAACCAACACCCTCATAAGTTCTTTTATTATGCCAAGGTTTCCAATCATCAGGTTTAAACTCTACCGCATTGACAATCTCCATAATCTGTTTATCTGTGATTGCTCCATCCTGTTCATGCACTCTCAAAATCTCATTATATTGTTTATCTGTGACTGGAAATAAATGCTTGTAGTAATTATCCTTTGTATCATTGTTCTTATGCCATACCATAGTATTATTTTTCATGTCATAATTGACAACAAACATCTTAATTACAAGGTCACTGGCAGTTACCTTCTCTTTCCTATATCCCCATCTATTCTTAGACTTAAAATAAACATTCCTGTCTAATGTATAGGTCAATTCCTTTGTGGCTCTTGAATATACACCTTTGACAAGCTGGTATGTTCCATCATTCAATCTCTGAATTATCCTGCCATAATTGGAAGTCCATGCAGATTTATAGTCAAATAAACGCACAAACACTTCATCTTTTGCAATATTCGGAATACCAGATTCCGACCTATACAAGATTTGAAAATGGTATGGTTTCTTGTATTTTCGTTTTATCTTCATAGACTTGTCTTTATGATATATTTCTATGCTATCAGACAGTCTTTGTTGATAACGCTTTTCTCGTCTGCTCTCGTTATAACAGTCTTTGCAGACACCATATATATAATTTTGTTTAATGATAAATTTATCTAATGAAAGTTCCCTCCCACATTTCTTACATATTTTTGTTTCTTTATTGTTATTTTCAACTTTCATTTTCCTCCTTTTTGATAAATCAGAGGTCAAGAAAATATTCCACACATCTGCGGAAATATAATTAACCAGCTTATTTTTTTAGCTCGTTAAAACAACTCAAAGGAATTATCCCTTCAGTCATGTAAACTGCTAAGTGCAGCAGACGTATTATTCAATTTTCTCATATTGGAAAATGTACAGAATTGCACGTTAGATATTCTTGATCTCTGATACAGACTTTCTTTTACTTCCTATCTGTTGGGAAATATCCATACATTTGTTTAGAATCGGTATATGTCTGCCGATTATTTACTTTTTCCAAGGAAGCATAATACATCATCATATGTACCGCTATACAGTTTCTTTTCATCATAAATCAAAGAATATGTTGCAAGATTCATAAATCCCTTTGCAAGATGACCGCTTTTGTAATGTTTCAAATAGTGGCTTGTATTTTTAGCAACATATGTACTTCCACTCTCTTGTAATATCTTGTTGAGATTATCCACACACGATTCTCTGTATGTCTCTAAATCTCTAGCAAATACCTTAATATTTTTGTGGAAAGTCGTTTTGTTACTTGCTTTATGGACATATTTGTTTACATATTCATCAACTGTATCTTTTAATATTGCATCAAGCTCTGGAAACTCAAAAACACAATTATCACCTTCTAGTCTTGCTTGTCCTTTTGTTTTAACTAAATGTCCTTTATACAGTCTTAATATAGTTTTTCCTCTGCTAAAATCTCCCCATTTCTTGTACCACTGTGACAATATAAAATTCTTACTCGGTGTCATTGGTGCAGAACACATAGAAACTGTTAATAGTTCTATGATTTTCTGCTTTTCTTCTAAATTCTTAATCAATCTGAATCCTCCTTTATTTCCTCTATTGCAACTCTGATATGGTTATTTACTATCTGGGATAACCTATCTATATTTAATTCTCCATATAGATTTAATAAATCACAAATATTTTCTTCTGTCAGAATTGCAATTCTGTCTTTTAAATCAATCTTCTGTATCATTCTGGTTATCCCTCACAATCTCTGTAAGTCTTGAACCTGGTAAAATCTTTACTATCTTATGTTCTTTTTCTATAATAGTTTTCCCATAAGGTGCTATATATCTTTTTCGAGGTTTCTTTGTTATGGTTTTAAGTGTGAATATTTCTTTCAGAAACATTGATTCATCCTCTTCAATTACATCAACCATAACTTCCTTAAAAGCAAGTAACATCTCTTTTATATCCTTCTTATAAAGACCTGTCTTATCAGCAATTCTGTTTATAATATCTCTCTGATTTACCATATATTCTATTCTCCTTCCTTTGATAGATTTTTACACGCATTATTCAGTTTTGTACCTGTTTTGATTTTCGCCTTGTATCGTGCTGGAATATTGACTATTGATTGATCCGCTACATTCTTAATCTGCTTCGATTTATATAGCTGTGGATAGATAGTCATATAACCTTTTAATTTGATGCTATCACCTTCAGATAAAATATCTGCTACAGTATCTAAAAATGCTGTCAGAATAATATCTGTTGTCTCTGGAGATATAACCAATCCATTCTCATTTTCAACTCTTTCAATAATCCGTCTTACAATACCAGGCTTAATAATTTCTTCTTTCAATATGTTTCTTCCTCCAATTCTTCAAATGAAATCGCTATTTCTTATACCACGTTATATAATGGCTTAAATGTGCTTATATGGCTCATATCCGGCTTCAAATGACTTTTATGTATATTTTTCCTTACCTTAAATTTTAAGGCACTAAAATAAGCCCACATACTCATAATAAATACAAGTATATGGACTTATTTAGATGTCCTAATATTCTATTTTTCATGCCGATACTCTCTGTTCATTTGTCCTAAAAATGGGCTAAAATCCGATGTTGTATTGCTCAAACCCTAGTA